TTACAGATCTTTGAGATACCACTGTCGGTGGAAGTCGCCGTGATCTTCCATCTGCTTGTTCATGACACCTAGCAAGCCGCCCGTCCAAGTGCCGAACGCGTTGCCTCCGTCGGTTCGTTTCACGTTTTCAGTTAACGTTCGGATGGTGTAAACTGGATTTTGCCACCTTCGCTCTTCGCCGAGCTTCTTGAAGTATATACCGTCGAGAATAAATCTAGCCTCGCCGTGATAGGCCAAAAATATTTCAGAATATTCGCGGTCTTTGAACACCTCGGCGGTGTCAAAGAGGACACGATCGACATCCACCATGGCTGCGTCAGGAGACAGCGACCACATGTCCAAGACGATAGAACGCGGGTCAACTCCATACCGATAGTAGGTATATAGCCCGACCTTCTTATTTCTTGGATCCTGCGATTTTGAGCTTAGCGCGGGCCAGGTGACAATCGCAATGTTCGCTACCGCGGCCAAGGTGAAGGTAGAAACAACCAAGACAATTACTTTGGAAAGCTTCATAGGGCGCTGCTTCCCTTTGAGCTGATTTCGCGTAGGCAATCGTCAACATTATCGAAAATGTAAAGCAAGGTCACCATGCCGGAGTCACGGGACTGTCCCACTAGCGATAATCTTATTTCCCGGATCCCCGATTTCTCGGCGCTGTTCGACATTTTCCACTCTGCGGAATACACGCGTTCGTGTTTTGTGAGCGCCATCGTCCAGTCACTGTTATCGTCGTAAAGGGCCGAGTTCCCAAGTGTGTCGTAAAGAGTTGAGGATCCATAGTTCTGGGCAAGCTGTGATCGAATTTTTTCGAACTTTTCTCGAAGCGCTAACCCGTACCGATCGTTCTCAATTTCAGCGGACATTGCTACTATTCTACACACCCCCGCCTGCTCGCCGAGTGTAACTCCGTACATTTGAAAGTCGTCGTGCGGCTTTGGTACGCTTTTTAGTAGATAAGCTCCGGCTTCCATGGGTGCCTGGATATCTAGGGCACCCTGTTTCATACCTTTTTCCAGACCAAAAGGCCCAGCGAGTGCTCCAGATACTGAGATCAAGAGCATCGCCATACTTAAAGTGAATTTCATTGTGCCCCCTCGCTGCAAACAAACTGTGCAACTGTTAGGCGAATTCCGGCCAAAATCAAGTGCTTCTGATACTCCGCGCCGGTACCTCACCGGTCACCAGCATTCTGTCGATGGAGCGTTGACAAAAATGTAAATCCGTCACCTCATCAGTGCATCGGCCCTCGACGGCCAGCAGCAATCAAGAGCCGGATTCCACCGGCCGGAACAAGAACGTGAACCGATGTCCAGACGTTTTCTGGACAACCGTCGGCCAGCTGCCGACAAAGCCCCGCCACTACACCGTCACCAACATTCAGCGACCGGCTCCGCGCCGGCGAAGGAGGAAATTTGCCCACGATCGCCACCAAAGAAGGACTGAACATCAACTCTGAGCACGTCGTGCAGTTCGCCACACTCCGGAACGGCCAAACGCGGTTCCTTCTATCGACCGGCGGCGAGCTCACCGGCGAGACCTACTCGGATGACCTAGCCGATTTTTTTGTACCGGTGATTCCCGCTAACCCCGGCTTTGTCGCAGTGTTCGCCGAGCGCTGGGAAGACGGCCAATTCACCTACAAACACCGGTCGGTCATCGCGTGGCGCCTATGCCCTGCTGGAAACTACCCGATTTTCGAGGGCTACGGCGATGCCGATGATTACCAGGTCATGATCGATCCGGCCGGCGGGATCTTTGACTCCGACCATAACGTCTACGCCACAGTCGACGAGTGGAAAACCGAATACGAGGCCGAGCAAAACGAGATCGCAGCGGCCCGAATCGCCAAGGCTGCCTGAAATGAGAATCCTTGATCTTTACCCCGTTGTCGTGGGTGGCAACGGGGGCCTTCGAACTATTGCGGAGTTCGATCTCGAGCTCTCCGACACCGTCCGGCTCCTCGGCCTCCGCCTGCTCGAAACGCCTGACGGGCGACGTATAGTTTACGCCGCCCAGGCAGGAAGCAGGCGAACCGCCACATTCGACCGGCGTCTCGCAGAGCAAATCACCATGATGGCATCACACATTTACGATAGGGCACCTACCGCCAATGACATTTCCCAAGACGCAGCCTGAGCCGGTATACCTCAATCCGGAGACAGTCGCCCGAGCCGTTGGCGGAAAAGCACGCGGTAACCGTGTAACTTGCCACGCTCCCGGCCACAAAAAGGGATCGGCTGAGATTTCGATCCTGATTGACCCGTCAGCCCCTCGCGGGATGCTTGTTAACTGCTTCAGCGGTGAGGATCCCGTTGAGATGAAGGATTGGGTGTTACGCAAATGCGGCGAACCTGAATTTACACCGGGCGAGAAGAGTGAGCGGCCGGAGCCGACGACGCACCTCAAGTTGGTCCGCAGGGCCGATCCACCGAAGCCTTTCAGCGATTACCACCTTGTGTCGAAGGGGTATCACCACGATGTGACATACGACTACACCTCGGAGGACGGTGAAGTTCTGTTCGAGGTGCTGCGATACGGGCACGCGACCGAAACTAAGACCTTCATTCAGCGCCATCCCGACGGGCAGGGTGGCTACCTCTCAGGCAGAGGGGGCGAGCCTATCCTCTACCGCCTCCATGAGATAGCCGCCAATTCAACCGACCCCATCTTCGTCACGGAAGGCGAGAAAGACGCTGATAGGCTTGCTTCGCTAGGATACCTGGCGACGACCGTGCCGAACGGATCCTGGCCTGACGATCTGTCGGCGCTGTCTGGCCGGACGATCTACGTATTGGCCGATAATGACTCGGCAGGCGACAAGAAGGCGAGGGAGGCTATCGAGCGCTTGGGCGGGGTTGCCACCGCCTACCGTATCGACCTGCCAGGCCTCCGAGATAGGGGAGATGTCACCGACTGGCTCGACGATGGCCACACTCAGGTGGAACTCGAGGATATCTGCCTGGCCGCCACCCCAGTGCCAGCCAATGACAACACACCTGCAGCTGCTTCGGGCCCGCGCATAATATCCAGCGCCGAACTCGTGCGCGGCTTTGTTCCGCCTGACTATTTCCTGGACGGGGTCGCTCAGAAAGGCTTCATCTATTCCATGACGGCCGCCACCGGAACCGGAAAAACCGCGGTTCTCCTTCTCATATCGAGATTGGCGGCAGAGGGCGGAGAGCTGTCAGGACGAGAGGTTGCCAGAGGGCGTGTGGTCTACTTTGCGGGCGAGAACCCCGACGATGTCACTATGCGGTGGATCGGCATGGCTCATGAGACGGGATTTAGTTTAGATGAGATCGATGCACATTTCATCAAGGACCGCTTCAGCGTTCCTGAAGCGATAGCGTCTATACGGGCTCAAGTTGAGGCTTTAGGAGGCGCCGATCTGATCGTCATCGACACGAGCGCAGCTTACTTCCACGGAACCGATGAGAACGGAAACACGGAACTCGGAAAACATGCCCGCGACCTGCGCATGCTTACGACATTGCCTGGTCGACCGTGTGTTATGGTGGCTTGCCACCCGACAAAGAATGCCGGACCTGACAACCTCCTCCCCCGCGGGGGAGGCGCGTTTATCGCGGAGATGGATGGCAACCTGACGCTCGCCAAGTCGGACGGCGGTATCATCAAGCTTCACTGGCAAGGAAAGCACCGAGGGCCAGACTTCGATCCTCTGATCATTGAACTGAAGACGATCACCGCACCCACCCTCATAGACAGCAAAGGCCGGCCCATCCCGACCGTTATGGCACAAGCGCTGTCTGCGAGCGAGGCTCGAACTCTTGCTTCAACCTCACGGCGGGACGAAGACGACGCGCTTCTGCAAATAGAGGGAGACGTGAAGATCTCTCTGTCGACCATTGCTGCGAACCTTGGTTGGAAGCGGGATGATGGTGCCGCGCACAAAGATCGGGCGCGCAGAGCAAGCGAAAAATTGAAGAGGGACAAGCTCGTGGTCTATGAGGGCCGTAAGTGGAAGGTCACCGCCGCAGGCTTCGAGGCACTAACTGACATTCGCGCGGAGCGGCACCGGGAAGCGCAGACCGCGCATTTTGTTGACCGCGCCATCGAAAAAAACGCCGTGCGCACGAGGGGATATGACGCGCACGAACGGGATGAAGATTGAGCCAGCCGTGCGGAATCGTGCGCACGCATGATATGTCCGCACGATCTCCAAAAAAACGATGAAAACTCAGTTAAATCAATACGATGCAAGCGCACGATGGTTGATCAAAAACACACCCGGAGCGATGGGGGGACCTCAGTCCCCATCATCGTGCGTGCGAAGATATTCTCATAGAAAGCACGACCGCACGAATCGAGAAGGAAAATAGAAAAGCTCCCCTGAGATCCAGGGGAGCCTTCCGTTAGAACAGACGACTGAGAATCATCATGACTGAAGCCAAGTTGATCTGAAGATCAAGCCCCAATCGGAATGTCTTCGTCGACTGGCTGGCCTCGAGAACCAAAGAAGCGTGCATACGCGTCTCCTAATCTCTGTGCGGAAGCCCTTACTGAGCCGCGACCCACACGCCAGACTCTGATTGAGGGATTCCCGTCTTTCGACGAGAGCCGCTTATGCAGCCCGTTGTGCTCCCTCAAGCACGCGGCTGTTCCGAGTTGCATTCAACATAATTGTTGCAGCTGAGAAGTTCAATCAATTCCGATTTAGATTTGGTTTTCATGACCGTTTTCCACATATCAACTTCAGATCCACCCCGCGCAACTAAACCCCGTTAGACGAGGCCAACGTGGCACTTCGCATCAGATCTTACCTCACCCAAGGCGGTCCATTCCCAGGCAAGGGAGCTGCCCCATCCATGGCTCACGACAAAATCCTGCCCCGCGGCGAGCGGGCAGCATTCGAAAAGCTAAACGATGCTGCAGCGATGAGGCCGCACTTGACCGATGCCGGCAGCCTCGTGGCTGCCAACGACAACGCCCGGCAGCGAGAGGCTGCACCGAATTGGACCAGCAAGGAACTGCGGCTCACGAAGGCGCAGGCGGATTTTCTTGGCAGTGGCCGCAACAGCATCCATCAGCGCGTCGACGATCGAACGCAACTGATATTGGAGGCCCGCAAGATGTTCGGGGCGTGGAAACCGAACGGCGACGGCACCTACAGCTTGCCGCTATCGGCAAAGGGCGAAGCGGCACTGTCGCGCTATCGAAATCGGAAAACGAGGGGAAATTAATGGAACGAAGCACCGCACAACATCGAGCCGCTGTCGAAGCCTGGCGCGCCACGGCGCCCAAGAACGACCATGAAATTTTTGGCCGGAAGCTGAAGACCGAGAAGCCAAGACACAGGGATTTGTCCGAATTGTCGGCGCTGCTGGCGATGCGAAGCCGGCCTATCGGCGTTGCCGAAAATGTGGAAGAACCGGCAGAAATTCCAACAATCTCGACGAATTGGCGCATCGTTGCTGCAAACGACAATCAGCCTCCGGAGGAAGAGGATGGCTTTGGTGCCGAACGTGCAATCGAGTACGAGCCCAGCCTAGATCTTGTGGAGGCAGAGATTGAACATCTGCCAATTCGTTATCGGGCAGAGCCGATGATCCTCGATGGCCAGTCAGCGGCCGGCATCAGGAAAGAGGTGCATTCCATCCCAACTGGTGGCGACGTCGAATATGGGGAGTACGTGGAAGAGCGAACGGTCGACGGACAGAAGGTCCTCACCCGCCACAAGGTGATTGTCCGCATCGGCCGTCTTCGGTTCAGCGACGGCAGTCAAACGGAGCGCGGTCATAAGCTTGTCATGGACAAGGTCGTTGAGGCAGATATCCCGATGCCGGTCGGCGCCCTGCTTGGCAGCCGTGAGAAGAGCTCTCGGGACAAAGGGTCTGAGATCGACGCATCTGGCAGCAATACGCATTACAAATGGATGGTCGGCGGTCGCGTGGCAACGCCTCCCAAGCTTCACCCCAAAAAAGGCGAACGGCTAGTGATTGCGAAGGATGAAGCGCGCCAGATGCTTGCTGAGGCTTACGCTAACACGTCGCCTCTGCCGGATGTGAAGCGGTACCCCGATGGCTTTCCTTATGGTCCGGCCAACCTTCGCCAGCTTTTCGTCGGTGGCCGGAAAGGAAAGAACGGTGAATCCGGTAGCCAAGCGTGGGCTGACATCTTCACTGAGCGGGAAAATCGCCAAGTATTCCAGCGAGGGCTGGATGCAATGCGGGACGCACACGTGCGGGTCCTGACGGAAGCGATGAGCGCAAAGAGCCTCGGCGAGCTTGGCGAGAAGCGCGGCTATCGTGGCCGGCACGCTATCGATGCAGGCCGACGACTCCTTGTCGCTGCTAACGACAACTTCCAACAAGCGATGAAGTTAGCAGAGTACGCCTCTGAAGCCTGAGGGAAGTTTCTGACGGTTCGTCACCCTTTACAGGTGAAGGAGATGGTTGAGGCCATCTCCACACCTTTCCGGGCGCACAAATTGTTGCGACGGAGCCTCGGCCAGAGATGAGCCGGGGCTAACTATCGCCACCGAGGCTCTCGCTGGACGTTATGAAGAAGTTCGGATGCCGTAGCAAAGGGGCCGAATAGCTGCAGCAGCCGGGCTTCCTCGATATCAGTGAGATGGCGTCGCTTCGCGAAATCCTTTACCGACCACACGGGTCTGATTTCGACATTCTCGAGAGATTCAATACGCTGCATGCTTACTCCTCCTACTAGCGGGAGGTGATATACGCATAGCTAAATTAGAAATATATAAAATAAGACATACTGCACGGATTGGTGCGCTTCCGGACACGCCTCGCGGCATCTAGCGGATTTCTCTGACCTACGTTTCCAAATTGCCTGGCGCTTACTCCTCGGCGACAGGCGATCCCTGCGGCCGCTCCCTTAATTGGTTGAGCGGCCGCTTTTGGTTTCATGTTACCGGGTATAAACCGGGCGGACGGGTTGATCGCCGTCTAGCGTGTGGCGTTCCCTTGCCGACCATTCGTGGTCTCGGGTCCACTCTTCGTTCAGCAGGGTAGAGCAGCATGGTAGCTCGTCAGGCTCATAACCTGAAGGCCGTCGGTTCAAGTCCGACCCCTGCATCCAATGAGGATAGCCGGCCATGGCGCGGCTGGTATAAGCTCGCCAGATGGGAGCGTAGGAGGCAAGCGCTGTTCGCAGTGCAGCCACTTTGCATTAAGTGCCTAGAGGTCGAAGAGGTAACTGTTGCCGACACTGCCGACCACGTCATCCCCCATCGTGGGGATCCTGATCTGTTTTGGAACGGCGCGTTGCAGCCACTTTGCGCTGCATGCCACAGCAGGTTGAAGCAGCGCGAAGAACTAGGGCAGGTCATCAAGACCTTTGGTCAGGATGGATGGCCGGTCGACTGACACCCCCCCAACAAAGTTCGGAACCCGTGGCCCCAGGGACCGGCGGGGGACAAGAACGCGTTACGCCGCAAGTTTTGAGATTATTTTTTCGGCACTCTAGGAGCGAGATATGGGCGCGAGAGGACCGCGGCCTGAAACTCCGGAAATACAGGCCCTAAAAGGCAATCCAGGCAAGCGAAAGAAGCGCGCGCCATCGATCAAGCCGTCCGGCGACACCGTCATCCCGAACTACCTAAAGGGTGATGCCCTAGCGTGTTTCAAGATGATCACGGCGGCAATGCCACCCGGGTATTTCGCGTCGACCGATACAGGTTCGATTGCGGTCTACGCTGCGGCGTGGGCGGATCACAAGGCTGCTGTCACGGCTCTAGCAGCCGAGCCAGCCATCGTTGATGGCTCGACCGGAAACAAGCAGCCCAATCCATGGTTCAAAATCAAGAACGAAGCGGCGCGCATCATGATGGCCATGGGCGATCGGTTGGGACTTGATCCCAAATCACGCGCTACTCTTTCGCCTCCCGAGGAGAAGAAGTCATCGAAGTTCAGCGGCCTGATTGGGCGAAGCGCGGAGACGGCGTAACGACTGACGGCCTGGCACGCGCACAACAGGTGATTGATTTCATCGAATTATTGCGAGTGCCGAGCGGCGAGGGGCAAGGCGAATACATCAAACTTAGACCATGGCAAAAACAGTTTGTGGTCGATTTGTACGCGCCGCAACACAGTGTATCAGGGCGGCGCCGGGTGCGGCGAGCCATCCTTTCGGTGGCCCGCAAGAACGGAAAAACCGCACTTATTGCCGCTATTGTGCTGGCTCATCTTGTCGGGCCTGTTTCTGAGATCAACGGTGAGATTTACTCGGCCGCAACAGATCGTGAGCAGGCGGGCCAAGTTTTCAAGTTTTGCCGGCAAATCGTTGAGGCGGATCCCGAGCTGGACGCTGCAGGCGGCGGTCTGATTACGGTGGTGCCATCGACCAAGACGCTGGTCTGCAAGAGTAACGGGTCGTTTTATCGCGCGCTGTCGGCTGAAGCCGGCACGAAGCACGGTCTCAACCCGTCGGTATGGATCTATGACGAGTTAGCGCAGGCGAGGGATCAAGAGCTTTACGAGGTCATGAACACCTCGCAGGGTGCGAGGAAAGAGCCGCTCGGGATTGTGATTTCGACGCAGTCACCAGACCCTGAACATCCGCTGTCAAAGCTTGTCGATGATGCCCTTGTGGCGGACGACAACACCGTTTTGGTGCACTTGTATTGCGCCAATGACGACGCGGACATCATGGACGAGGCGGCGTGGCGGGCTGCAAACCCGGCGCTTGGTGACTTCAGATCTATAGATGACCTGCGCGCCCTGGCCGTTCAGGCGACGCGAATGAAGACTTTGGAGTCTTCGTTCCGTAACCTTTACCTCAACCAGCGCGTTGACCAGAGCTCGCCACTCATCCCTCGGTCAGAGTGGAAGGCGTGCCAGACTGGCGACGCCCTGCGGCCAGGTGAGAAGATCTATCTGGGGCTTGACCTTTCTGCGGTAGGCGACCTTACAGCCCTTGTGGGCGTGTCAGCCGAATTCGCGGAAGATCGCATTGGTGCTTGGCATTGGAAGCCGCAGGAATGGGTTCACGACCACGCTCACCGTGACCGCGCACCATACGACGTGTGGGCTAGGGCTGACGAGGGTTGGCTGGAAACGCCACCGGGCCGCATCGTTGACTACGGGTTCGTTGCGAAGCGGATTGCTCAGATCCGCGATGATTATGACATTGTCGGGATCGCTTATGACCGCTGGCGCATTGAGCAGCTCCTTGCTGAATTCGTGCGCCTCGGCGTTGATGCGTACATTGATGGCAAAGACAACGAGCTAAGCGGCGGAATACGCCTTGTTCCGTGGGGGCAGGGATTTCGCGACATGGCGCCGGCTGTTGATGCACTCGAGGCTTCGGTAATCAATCGTAAGTTCAAGCACAACGGCAACCCCGTTCTGGGCTTTTGTTTCTCAAACGCCATCGTTGTTTCTGATCCAAGCGGCAATCGCAAACTTGACAAGACCAAGACGCGATTCCGCATCGATGGCGCAGTCGCAACCTGCCAGGCGCTTGGGCTTAAATACCGAGAAGTCGAGAAGCCTGCCGAGGCTACGTCATTTTGGGCAGTCCTAGATCCCAACCAGCAATACTAAAAACAAGGAATGCCGGATGGGTATCTGGAATTGGCTGATTGGCCGTGAGGCTGAGCAGAAGTCTGTCACGTTCGACCCAGTATGGCTCGATTGGTTCGGCTCCAGAACGTCTAAGGCAGGCGTTCATGTGGGTTGGGAGCGCGCTCTCGATGTCAGCACTGTGTTCGCCTGCCTTCGCGTCATCGCGAACGGTGTTGCGCAGGTGCCTCTGCAGGTCATGAAGGAACTTCCAGACGGCAAGGGGGGCACGCCTGCGCTGGATCACCCTCTCTACAGGGTTCTGAACAGGCGTCCAAACCAGTGGATGACTGCATTCGAGCTCATGGAAACGATGATTTTCCACGTTGCTCTGACAGGCAACGCCTTCTTCTACAAAAATATGGTCCGCGGAAAGGTCAAGGAGCTTATTCCGATCGATCCCGGCTCGGTGACGATTACTCGTAACAGCGATTATTCGTTGACGTACCGAATTAGTGGCTTGGATGGCCGCACGATGGACTTCCCGCAGTCGCTCATCTGGCACGTGAAAGGCCCCTCCTGGGACACTTGGCGCGGTCTGGATGCCGTGCGGCAGGCGCGAGAGGCAATCGGTCTCACGATCGCCACCGAGAACACGCAAGCCGAGATGCATTCTAATGGTCTGCAAGCTTCCGGCGTCTATTCGACTGAGCAAAAGATTTCGCCGGACGACTACAAGAAAATCCAGGCGTGGATAGCCGCCCAGATCGGCGGATCGAACAAGCATAAGCCGTTTGTCATTGATTCCGGGTTCAAGTGGACCCCGCAGACCATGACCGGCGTGGATTCACAGCATCTTGAAACGCGAAAGTTCCAGACTGAGCAGGTTTGTCAGTCTTTTGGCGTCTTCCCGCAGATGATCGGCCATGCAGGGCAAGCAATGACGTTTGCGAGCGCCGAGCAGGTGTTTCTGGCGCATGTTGTCCACACGCTTGGCCCATGGTGGCGCAGGATCGAGGAGTCGATCGATGTCAACCTACTGGACGGCGTGGAAGACGAGGGATTCTGCGCGAAATTCAACGCGAATGGCCTCCTTAAGGGAGCAGCGAAGGATCGTAGCGAGTTTTACTCCAAGGCGTTGGGGTCTGGCGGCTCGCCGGCATGGATGACGCCGAATGAAATTCGCGCCCTTGAGGACATGAATCCGATTGCCGGTGGCGATGATCTGCCGAAACCGACCAGTGTTGGTGGCGCGCCTGCGCCAAACAAGCCGCAGGACGGCAAGCAGGATCCAAAAACATGACTATTAAAGGTGTCGGTGCCATTGAGCACCGCAGTTTTGGCCTTGGTGAGCTGAAAGTTGCCGATATCTCGGCGGCAGACGGCGAAATGACGTTCTCAGGCTATGGAGCCGTATTCAACAACGTTGATGCAGGCGACGACCTTATTTTGAAAGGCGCCTTCACCGAGACCATTAAAACAGCAAAATCCACCGGGATTTGGCCGGCAATGCTGTCTCAACACGGTGTTTATGGCAGCCAAATGACGCCAATCGGCGTCTGGACTGAGATGAAAGAGGACGATATCGGCCTCTACGTCGAGGGAAAGCTAGCCAATACCGAGCGTGGCCGAGAGGTTTACGAGCTTCTGAAAATGAAGCCCCGCCCAGCGATTTCCGGTCTGTCCATCGGCTATCGCGCCAAGGAATGGACGCTTCGAAGCACTCCTACGGAACCCAGGCGGACGCTGAAGGCCGTTGATCTGCTGGAATGCAGCCTGGTGACGTTCCCAATGAACGGCAAGGCGCGCATTTTGAGCGTAAAATCAGAGTTAAACCCGCGCGAAATCGAAGACGCCCTGCGTGATGCAGGGCTTTCGCGGGCGGACAGCGTGAAAGCTGTTGCGGTCTTCAAAAATGCGCTTCGCGATGAAGCGGACACGGACACGGCTCCTCGTGATGAGGATGAAACGGCCAAAAAGAGCGAAGTCGAGCTTACCGAGCTTGCTGCGCGCATCAAAGCGCTGATCGCCGGTTAACCGCCGCGACACGCTCAACCAACCACCATCACATCACCAAATTAGGAGACCCGAATGTCGGATAAATCCGCAGTCGAACAGGTCATGTCTGCCTTTGAAGAATTTAAGGCTGCCAATGACAACCGCCTCAAGGAAATCGAAAAGAAGGGCGCTGCTGACGTCGTGCTTTCCGAGAAGGTCGAGCGCATCAATGGCGCCCTCGATAAATTCGAGAAGGACAACCAGAAGGCAACCGCCGAACTCCTCGAGACCAAGAAGGCTCTTGACGACGAAAAGAAGCACGTCGACGAGCTCGAAGAGAAGCTGAACCGCATGTCGCTGGTTGGCGCAAACGACAACGTCCGCCGCGCGGAGGTCAAATCGAAGGCCAACGTGTGGGCACGAGCGGTTTTCGATGCGTCGATCATCGGACAGCACAGCATCACCGCGGATCAGCAGAAGGCGCTTGCCGCTGTAACGGCTGAATACAAGGCGATGGGCATCGCGAACGACACGACCGGCGGCTATCTTGCCCCGATCGAATACATTCGCGAGATCATCAAGGGCGTCACTGATGTGTCGCCGGCCCGCACGCTCTCTCGCGTTCGCCAGACCGCTTCCAAGGCTATCACAATCCCAAAGCGCACCGGCCAGTTCGCTGCTCAGTGGGTTGCCGACCAGGGCACGAAGTCCGAGACCGACGGCCTGCGTTACGGCATGTGGGAAATCCCGACCCACGAGATGTACGCCCTGATCGACATCTCCAACCAGAACCTCGAAGATTCCGCGTTCAACATGGAGGCGGAGATCAATTTCGAGGCGACTGAACAGTTCGCCGTAGCTGAGGGTGCTGCCTTCGTGTCGGGCAACGGTGTCGGCAAGCCGCTCGGGTTCCTCGATGCTTCTTCCGGCCTTTCTGAGAACGTATCCGGCTCCGCCGTGACGATCGCTGACGTTGACGGCCAGGCGAATGGCCTGTTGGCGCTGAAGTATGCGCTCAAGACCGCCTACGCTCGCAACGCGACCTGGGCGCTGAACCGCACGACGCTTGGTTCCGTCCGCCGCCTGAAAGACGCTCAGAAAGGCTACATTTGGATGCCCGGCATTGCCGGCCAGCCGAACACCATCGACGGTGACCCTTATGTCGAAGTTCCGGACATGCCGTCTGAAGGCGCCGGCGCATACCCGATCGCCTATGGTGACTTCGCCCGCGCTTACACACTGGTTGATCGCATCCAGATGGAGATGCTGCGCGACCCGTACACGCAGGCAACGAGCGGCAACATCCGCTTCATCTTCCGCCGCCGCCTTGGTGGTCAGGTGACGCTTGCCGAGGCCGTTCGCAAGCTGAAGTGCTCCACGTAAGCCACTAGGCTGGCGCTCCTTTTGGGGCGCCATTTCCCTCATTTTCAAAAGGAGAAAGCCACATGGCTTCTAAGGATCTTCACAATCGACTGCACTTTGTGCCGCTTATTGTTCCGGTCGCCGCGCGCACCGACAATACGCCGATCGTTTCCGCAATCATCGACACTCAGGGCTATGAGTCGGTCGAGTTTGCGCTTGTGACCGGCACCAATACAGACAGCAATGCCACGTTCGCCGTAACCGTCGACGAAGGTGACAACTCTGCGCTCTCCGATGCTGTCGCCGTCACGAATTCCAAGCTGATCGGCACACTTGCCGAAGGCAGCTTCACATTCGCCGACGACAACGAATGCCGCAAGCTCGGCTATATCGGCAACAAGCGTTATGTTCGCCTGACTGTCACGCCATCGGGCAATGACGCCGGCAACATCTTCATTGCTGGTGTCGCAGTCCTCGGCAACAGCCGCACCAAGCCAACGCCGACCCTGTCGTAATGCTTTACCGTGTCGTGAGGCCGTTTCCGCTCGCGCTGGATGGCCTCACGCTCGTTGACCTGGCTACCGGGGATGAGCGTGAAGACTTCGCAGGCATGGAAGCCGGGCTCGAGGCAGAGGGCTACATCGAGCTCATTGGCGGAAAGCCAAAGCAAGTTCAGCCAGATGCCGCGCCGACTGCAGAGCCGGTAAAGGAAATTCCGCAGCCAGAGTCGCGCCGACGCAGGGGTAAATGATATGGGATTGCGCCTAAAAACGGCGGTCGCGCCGATTGTAAGCACGGCTGACGCTAAGGCGCATCTGCGCGTCATGCACGAAGATGACGATGCCTACATCGACGGTTTGATAGCCGCGGCGGGTGACTGGCTGTTTGGAGAAAACAGCTGGATCGGCAGGTCTGCGCCAGATTCCGAATGGGAATTGACGCTTTGCTCGTTTCCATCCGGGAAATTGGACATTCCGAGGCCGCCACTGGTCTCGGTGGATGGCGTTTTCTATACGCCGTCGGATGGCGGTGCCGAGCAAGAAATAACCGGCTTCCGAACGATCGGCGAGGGCGCCAATGGCTATATCCTGCCGGCAAAGAACGAAGACTGGCCGTCTACTGACGGAGAGCCGGAATCAGTTCGCGTCGAATTCACTGCTGGATATGCTGCTCTTCCGGCATCGATCAAGCATGCCGCCCTGCTCCTCATCGGGCATTGGTACGAAAACCGCGAAGCAGCAACAGAAGCAAAGTTGAGCGATATGCCTCTGGCAGTTGATGCGCTCCTTATGCTTTACCGAAACTGGCCCGCATAAGGGCGGAAGGAAAAATTCCATGGACATTACAGTTACGCCCGCGAACGTCCTTCCGGGCAGCAACGCAGGCATTGATTCCGGCATCGCTGGCGAGACTATCGCCGCCGGCAAGACGGTCTACCTGAACACCACGACCAATCGATGGATGCTGTCCGACAACAACGGCACCGGCACTCGTCAGGTCAACGGAATCGCGCTCAATGCCGCGTCAGTTGGTCAGCCCATTTCTATCCAGAAATCTGGCGACATCACCATCGGCGCGACGATTGTTGCGGGCCAGGACTACTGGCTGAGCGGCACGCCTGGCGGTATCTGCCCCAGAGCTGATCTGACCACCGGCATGGATCCGGTTCTTGTTGGCATCGCCAAGTCGACGACCGTCCTTGCGATCTCGGCCATCGATCCCGGGGTCACGCTCTAATGCCTTGGGTTCGCTTTGTCGCGGACTTCGACTGGCGCGCAACGCCCGCCGTGACCTTCGCGTATAAAGCGGGCACCATTGAATTCGTGACGCGTGCGTGTGCCGAAGAAGCTGGCGAGCGCGCTGAAGTCGTTGCCCGGCCGGCAGGGCGGAAGTCACCAAAAGCGGGTGGACGATGACCAATAGCAAGGGCGCCGGCAGATTGCGCGAGAAGATGTTCTTCCAGCGGCGCCAACTCCTCGATGACGGGTTCGGAAACGAGCAGGCAGGAGATTGGGAAACAATCTTCACGTCCGCAGCAGGACTGACCCCCCTCAAGGGTAGCGAGCCAGTCATTGCGTCGAGACTATCTGGCGTGCAGCCCTTTGTACTTCGGATACGCAGTTGCAGGGCAGCAAGGGACGTCACCACGGCGTGGCGAGCTGTTGATGTGCGCAACCAGTCACGCATCTTCAACATCACGTCAGTGGCCAATTTCGACGAGAAGAACGCCTATCTCGACATGATGGCCGTTCAGGGAGTGGCGACGTAATGGCGCTAAAGGTGCGGGTGACCGGCCGGGCTGAGCTCACGCGAAACCTGAAGGCGATCGTTCCGAACGCTCTGACATACGCCGCCGAAGCGAATCTGAAAATCGCGGAAGAAGCTGCCGACCGAATACGTGATGTCGCTCCTCGGGGAGCTACCTTGGAATACGCAGAGTCACTGAGAGGTGACTTTGTCAAAAATAATCCAGGTTCTCTCGACTTCAGCAAAAATCCTACCAAGGACAAGGATGCTGCGGGGCTGTTCGCCTCGTATCTCTGGAGATGGTTAGAGTACGGCACGGCGCCCCACAACACGGCAAAAGGCGGCGGCACCGTGAAGGGTCGGTCGGCTTTTCACCAGGGAGCTGGTCACATGCACCCAGGCACCGCGGCCCAACCGCATATCTGGCCGACGTGGCGATCATTCCAAGCCACAGCCAACAAGATGAAGCGCGCGGCAGTCTCAAGAGCATTCCGCGAATTTAATCGGAAATAGCCAATGGCCAGTCCAGATCTGGAACTGCAGGGCGCGGTCATCGCGCGCCTGAAAGCTGACGCGACTCTGGCGACGTTGATCGGCTCACGAGTCCACGACCAGCCCCCCGACGGCGCGACATTCCCGTACTTTACGATCGGCGAGGCGCAGTTCCTGCGCGATGACGCCACATGCGTGGCGGGCGGGCAGGTTTATCTGACCATGCACGCTTGGTCACGAGCTGTAGGTTTTCCGGAAGTAAAACGAATTGCTGATGCGGTAGTCGAAAGCCTGCATCTGGCGCCAATGACGCTTCCGACCAACCATCTGATATCCATCATGCATCGCCAGACGCGCACCTTTCGCGATCCTGACGGGCTGACCAGCCACGCGGTTATCGAATTCGTGGCGAACACCGAAAAGCCGGCTGCGTAGCGCGGGCGGTAATACACCACTGCGCCCACCGCGCTAACCACTAATCAGGAGACTATCATGGCATCAGTCGGACAGGTACTTGGACGTACCTTGCTCATTCAAATCGGTGACGGCGGCTCCCCGACGGAAGTGTTCACCAATCTCTGCGGCCTCAAAACCCGCAGCTTCAACCTTTCTGCCGGCGAAGTCGACACGACGATCCCGGATTGCGCCAACCCGGGCAATGTCGTTCAGAAGACGAGCCGTCCCGGCATCGCGAACCGCACCTTCACCGGCTCCGGAGCCTATGTCGCGGGAGCGAACATGTCGGCCTTCATGACGCACGTCATCAACGCGACCGCGTTCAACGCGAAGGTTATCGTGCCTGGCCTCGGGACTTTCTCTGGCTCGTGGTTCGTGACCGACTTCACCGCGTCTGGTGACGTGGAGCCGAACATGGAGTTCAACGCGACCTTCACCGCCGGCGACACGCTCACGTTCACGCCTGAAGCCTAATAGACTAGACAGAGGAGAATTCTGTGGCTGAAACCGAATATAAGCATCCGGTCAACGAGGCGCGCGGCGAAGCGCGCCTCCTCATCGATAACGTCGAGCTCGTGCTTGCGGCGACGATGGGCGGCCTGTCGGCCGTTTCCACCCGTCTTCAATGTAAATCCCTGAACGACCTGTTCCTGCGCTTGTCCGGCGTTGAGGCTGCCGCCACCGTTGCCGGCATCGAGCTATTGACGGTCAAGGGCGACAGGCTTCAGGCGATCACGAAGCTGAAGTTGAAGCACTTCCCGGCCTGCGCCACGGCGTTCGCTACGATTTTGGCCCATCATTTCGATGGTGAAGAGGGAAACGTCGAAGCCGTCGACGAGACGGCGTAGAGACGGATGAGGATGGCTTGGATGACACGCCATTTCCCTGGCGCCAGTGGATGCGCATCGGCATCGGCGGCTTGAAATGGCGACCGCCAGATTTCTGGGATGCGACCTTGACTGAGTTCTTCGATGGCATCGAGGGCCACAACGAGGCGCAAGGCGGCGAGCCTGAAGGCGGGGCGCCTAAGCAGAGCGAGCTTGATGCTCTGGTTGCCAAGTACGGATAATCCCAAACTCACACATCTATAGGCCCGCCACGACGCGGGCTTTTCTTTTTCTAGGGCGGTTCATGGCTGACAACGACAACAATCTCGTCTTCACGGTCAGTTCGGACATGTCCGCCGCTCAGCGCGGATTGGCCAAGTTCGCTGTTGATGTCGGTGCCGCGACGGACCAGATCGCCAGAAAATATCAGGCCGCCGGCGCCAAGATCGACAGTTCGACGTCAGCGCTTCAGACACGCATTAACGGCATGGTTGGCCTTGGCGCAAAGGCGTCGAAGGAGTGGACCGGTGCGCTTGCCGATCAGGGCAAGGAGCTTGAGCGCCTGCGTGCTCGCTACAGCCCGCTTTTCGCGACAATCAACCAATACAAGACCGCCGTCGCAGACATCAAGCAGGCGCACGCCCTTGGCGCAATTTCCGCCAACGAGATGGCGACGGCGATCAGCCGGGAGCGGCAGGCCGCGCTGGCATCGACGGCGGCCATCAAAGGCCGCAATGCCGTGTTGACCGCCACGCCTAGCGCGCATGGTGGATCATTCAACACATCAAACCTCGCTGCCCAAGGCTTTGATATCGCCGCTACCGCGCCTTCGATGCCGTGGCAGACCGTGGCCCTTCAGCAGGGTCCACAGGTGGCTCAGGTCTTTAATGACATAAGGGCCAGCGGCCAGAAGATTGGGCCAGCCGTTGCTGGCGCGTTCATGCAACTGGTGAACCCAATATCATTGGTCACTATCGGAGCCATCGGTGCTACGGCTGCTGCTATTGGGTACTTCTCCGGAATTCTATCCAACGGCGACAAAAGCGCCGAGAAGCTGAAGGAACAAGCGCAGCTTATTCAGGATCTCGCGGCACGATGGGGTGATGTAATCCCAGCCCTGCGCGAATACGCCAATGAGCTCGCTCGCGCGAAGGATGCCGCGGACCTCAAAGAGGGCGCGACCATCATTAATACTAAAACCCTCGAGAACGTCCGAAAGGAAGTCGAGGATACCCGTATTTCTGTCGCGGCTTTTGTTGCCGATCTGCGCCTCGCTGGCGAAGATCCGGAAATCATCAAGGGCGTTGAGACTGCCTTTAAGAAATTCGCCGATGCTGCCCGTGATGGGAAGCTAGAAACGGCAGATGTTGAGCGAGTTCAGACCGCCCTTGCTGCTGCGCTGAAAAGCACCGGCATCCCTGCGATCTCCGAATTCAAGGACATCTTCGACAAGCTTTCAGCCAGTGCGCTAACGGCCGCCGGAAGTGTCGGGAAGGTCAATGACGCGGCCTCCAGAAACCTGCCGATTTCCACCTGGCGGAGTTTCAACCCCCAGACTGGCAAGTTGGAAACAAATGCACAGCCGGGTGACGAGAATATAAAAAACCCCGGCTTTATGACGCCGGAGATTGGGCCGACGCCAGAGAAGCGTCCAAACATCGAGCTCGAAGGCCTGCCTGGTGCCGAGAAGGCAAATAAATCTGCCGAAACGGCCGCGACGAAAGCCGCCAACGCATATCGTGATCTGCAGAAGGCGGCCGACGACCGCATAGGCCAAGTCAAGCAGGAAATCGACCTGCTCGGCAAATATGGCATTGAGGTTGATGCAGCGCGTTTCGCACTGGATCTATTCCAGCAGTCGGAAGACAAGGGCAGGTCGCTCAGCGACGCCCAGCGCGCCGAGATCCAAAAGAAGGTTGATCTCTACAAGCAATATTCCGAGACGCTTTCCAAGGCTAAGCTACAGCAGGATCTGCTTATGGACATGCGGTTTAACTCGCTGTCCAAACAAGACCAGCAGGTCACAACGACGCTTCGTCAATATGGTCTGCCGGAAGATTTGAACAGCAGTGAAGCCGCAAGCATTCGGCAGTCGATTAAGGCCGGTGAACTGCGTGATGACCTGCATTCATTTGCGAGCGACTTCAAGAACGCACTGCTGAATAACGGTGGCGACATCGGCAAAGCCTTTGCTGATGCCATTCAGAATGCCGCGTTAAACCAGATTTCGAAGATCGCCGATCGGTTCATTGAGCAGATCATTAACGGGATCATCGGTGGCGTTACGGGGCAGGCTGGCGGTGCGTCCAGTGGTATCGGCAGCGCGATTTCTACAGCCATAACGGGCGCGGTAAGTGGGAAGGCTCCGGTAACTGCTGTCACCCGCTCCCCGCTAGCCGCTATACCAGCCGGATCGACCAAAACCGGCATCGATCTTGCCCAGGTGTCGACGAGCGACGGTTTGGTGGCCAGTGTCAATAAGAAGTTCGCAGCCAATTTTCAGGGGCTGATCGATGGTTTGGAAGAAGTCGGCTACAAGATTAAGTCGATAGGCGGGTACAACTATCGAAACATTGCCGGCACCAACAAGCTGTCGAACCACGCGTTTGGCGATGCTATCGACATCAATCCCGGCACCAACCCGATGGGTAGGCGTCTCGTAACGGACATGCCGTCCAGTGTCAGTGCACTAGCTGCGCAGAACGGCCTAACGTGGGGTGGCGATTGGAATTCAAAAAAAGATGCCATGCACTTCGAAGTTCAGTCTTCGAAGACGGCAGCCGATGCGCTCAACAAACTGGCGGGCACCACGGGGACAGCCACCCAGGGTCTTGGTCAATTCGGTAGCGGTCTTAGCCAGTTTGGCACCGGCCTTGGGTCAATGGCCGGTGGCGGCGGTGGTGGCGGCTGGGGCCAACTCGCTGGTGGTTTTTTTGGCGGGGTTTCTCCGCTCAGTCCGAACTGGGCGCCGAATACCACGTTCAGTGCATTCCTCGGGCTTGCCGACGGCGGACATGTCGCCGGCCCGGGCGGCCCTACCAGCGATAGCATCCCGGCAATGCTTTCCAACGGAGAGTTTGTCGTCAATGCGGATTCGGCCCGGAAGCACCGCAGGCTGCTCGATGCAATAAACTCCGGCTCAATAGCCAAGTTTGCGCGCGGCGGTCTGGTTGGTGGTTCGGGCTCACGTGTTGCCGGCCACGCCTCGGCTGGTGATCGCGGTGTCGTGGTGAACATCACCAACAACGCCAACGCGCAAGTCACGCAAAAGTCGCGGCAGACGGCTGGCGGGACGCAAATCGATGTTCTGGTCGATGAGATGGTGGCCGATAAGGTCTCAACACCCGGATCGCGCTCGCGAGGTGCGATGCAATCGCAGTTTGGTCTGCGTGGAGGATTGGCAAGGCGATGACGGTTCCAGTTTGGCCAACGAGCCTACCGAAGTTCTTCACGGCGACATCATACGACGAAGGGGGCGCAGACAATGTTCTGCGCTCCGAAACGTCAATAGGTCCAGCTAAGGCCAGGCGACGCACCACGGCTAATGTCTGGGTGCAGAGCGGCCAGATGGTCATGACCTATGACCAGTACGGGACTTTCTTGGATTTTGTGAAGAACGACATCCTGGATGGGGCGAGAGCCTTCACATTCCCAGATCGTCTCGGTGGATCCGATTTCCTCGTTCGCCTCAAGGAAGCTCACAAGGCTTCGCTTGATGGGAATTCATGGGTGGTTTCGTTTTCTATCGAAGTCCTGCCATAGTTTGCATCAGGAGACCCGATGAGCCGTATTCTTTCGCCTGGATTTCTTGCGGGAATTTTTTCGCAGGAAACAGACGAGGTTCCGATTTGTCTCCTGACGGTGACACACGAGAGCCTCGACGAGCCGATTTATATCTCAAGCGACCCGACGACGCGGCTGTCGGACGACCCCCTGATTTACGGCACCGACAGCCGCGGCGAGCAGTATATCTTCCTGCCATTCGAGTTTACGTTGCCGGATGATCGGAGCGACGCCCCACCGCGAGTGCAGCTCACGATGGATAACGTCGATCGGACGCTGGTGTCGCTCCTTCGCACGTTCACCACGCCGCCGGCGATAAAACTGGAGATCATTCTGGCGTCTGATCCTGACACGGTCGAGATCACCATGCCGGTTCTCCAGATGTCGGACGCCACGATAGACGATCACGCGATCGCGGTGACATTGGTGGCCGATTCACTGGTCAACGAGCCGCACCCCGCCGGTCAATTTACCCCAGGATCCTTTCCAGGGCTGTTCTAATGGAACAGTTCATCGGCATCCCTTACCTGCCCCATGGGCGCGATTACACCGGCGCCGACTGCTGGGGCATCCTGTTTCTCTACTACCGCGATAGGCTTGGGGTTTCGGTTCCATCGTACTCCGCGGAAATGGACGCGCGCGAATTTCATCGCAGCAGCATCGGCCCGCTGATGGCCGAGGAGCGTGAGAAGCATTGGCACCTGGTGGACGCCCCGCTAGCTGGAGACTGCGTGCTGATGCGGGCAGGGCGCCACGATAGCCATGTCGGCGTGTTTCTTGGGCAGGGCCTTATGCTTCACAGCGAAGGGCCGCACCCGTCCGTGATCGACCGCACCGGCGACATGCGTTGGCGAAGCCGGATCTCCGGATTCTACCGCCTCAACCAATAAGGCAGAGCTATGCAGCTAGTACCAGCGACGGCGCCGGTGGAAATCATTGCGCCAGGCGAAGGCGTGGACGTTTATCTGCGCCGGTCTCCGCTGCGGTCTGAGCGGGATCATCTAAGGATGCCTGCAGGGCTTTCCATCGAGGAGATCATCGAGCGCTGCGATATCGAGCCGAACAGGCTTTATATTGCCATCAACGGCCATTCGATCGAGCACAAAAACTGGGGCCGAGTCCGGGTCAAGCCTGGCGCGTCGGTCACGATCGTCAAGGTGCCAGGAAAAGGCGCGTTGCGCGCGATCGCCGGCCTCGTCGTCGCACTTTTTGCGGCCGTGGTTGCCCCATGGCTTGCGACCACCGTTCTCGGACTTACGGCCGGCACGACCGCCTTCAGCGTTGCAACGGGGCTTATTGGCGCCGGCATCTCCCTGGCTGGCAGCCTTATTATCAATGCACTCTTCCCGGTGGCCAAGCCGGATACCCTGCCCAGCACGACCACGCTGTATTCGATCGGCGGCTCTCAGAATCAGGCAGCTCAATACGGTGCCATTCCCGAGATATTCGGCACTCACCGGATTTCGCCGCCATACGCGGCCGGCGCATACACCGAGCTTGTCGGTGATGACCAGTATCTACGTATGCTTTTCGTGGTCGGCTATGGCCCAATCGCGGTCTCCGACCTGAAGATTGGCGAGACGGCAATCTCGAAATTCGAGGATGTCAAATACGAGATCCTTGAGGACCATACAGTAACGCCGCCGACGCTCTACACTAAACCGGTTTATCAGGAAGATGTGTCGGTTGTGCTCGATGCCGAGGCGGGCTGGGTGCAGCGAACCACGGCGGACAATATTGACGAGATATCGGTCGACGTAAGCGCCCCGAGCGGCATTTACCGCTACAAATCGAATGGCAGTCGCGTCAACTATACCGTCACGGTTGATGTTCAGTATAAGCTGACCACCAGCAGCACTTGGCTATCGCTTGGCACCTTTGACCTGACATCAAACTCCCCGCAGGCGGTTCGACGCACGCAGACCAAAACTGTGACGCGTGGAAAATATGATGTTCGCCTAAGCAAGTCGTCGCCGGATTATAGCGGCAAGGATACCGTTTCTGAGGCCGTCTATTGGACGGCAGTTCGCGGGCGCCGCAATGAGCCGGTCATAAGCTTTTCGAAGCCCTTGACGCTGATAGCCATGCGCATCAGGGCGACTGGCCAGCTCAACGGCACGGTCAATACGCTCAACTGCATTGCCAGCCCCAAGATCAGAGCGTGGAATGGTGTGACGTGGTCGTCTGGCCAGGTTACGCGCAATCCGGCAGACCACTTCCGCCAGGTTTTGCAAGGCAACGCCAACGCCCGTCCGGTTGATGGGGCGTCTATCGATCTCGTCAGCCTTCAGGATTGGCACGCATACTGCGAAACAAATGGCTTCACTTTCGACCTCGTCGCTACCGATCAAAAGTCGGTTTATGAGCGACTAACCGAAATTGCCGCTGCTGGCCGGGCTGCCGTCTCGTTCAGGGACGGACGTTGGGGTGTAGTCTGGGATATCGCCGACTCGCCGATCGTGCAGCATTTCACGCCGCGCAATTCCTCGAACTTCTCCTCGGTGCGCGCCTACTCCGACTTGCCGCATGGCTTTCGGGTCAAGTTCATCAATCGTGACAACGGCTATCTGAATGACGAGCGCGTTGTATATGACGATGGCTATACGAAAGACAATGCAACCAAGTTCGAAGGCATCGATTTTTCGGGCGTCACCGACAAGGATCTGATCTGGAAGCACGGTCGCTACCATTTGGCACAGCTGCGCCTGCAGAGGGAGAATTACTCGCTCGATACTGACTTCGAGCATCTGGTCTGCACCAGGGGTGACCGGGTTCGCGTCAATCATGACGTCGTCCTTTGGGGCGCCGGCGCAGCAAGGGTGAAGAGCGTAAGTTCATCGCCCGACGGCGTGGTTATCGATGATTTGCTGACGATGCAGTCGGGCAAGACCTATTCCATGCGTTTTCGTGCGGCCGACGGCTCGACTATCGTTCGGTCGATTGCTGGCGTCGACGGCGAGTTCAACTCGTTCCAGTTTTCCGATACCGGCACACTACCGGCGGCAGGCGATCTCGCCATGTTTGGTGAGAATGGCCTTGAGAGTGTCGTGTTGCGTGTAAAGAGCGTCACGGCACGTCAAGACCTCTCGGCACGGCTGGAACTGGTCGATGATGCGCCAGCAATCATGCTGGCCGACACCGGCACGATTCCAGAGTTTCAGACCGGCATCGCGCCTGTGCCGGACTATCGAGCCTCAGCACCGACAGGGTTTTCCTATGTCGAGACTGTCTGGACCACTGCGCCGGCCACATCGGCAGTCGACATGGCCTGGCAAGCGCCAGACGCCGGCGCGGCGGCCTCCTACATCGTTCAGTATCGAGCTAACGGTGATGCACAGTGGATCACCGCATCAAGCGTAAGTGCCCCGGCAATTCGCTTGGTTGATCTGGCAACTGGTGTCTATGACGTCCGTGTCCGCGGCGTCTTCGCAAACGGTGAGTTATCTGACTTCCTTACGACCTCTTTCATCTGCGCGATCTTCGCCTCGAACCCAGCCGACGTTGAGGACTTCCGCGTTGCCATCAGCGGCGACGTGGCGATGCTGCAATGGACGCTGCAGGCCGATCAAGCTCTGTCGCATTGCGAGATCAGGTTTACGCCCGCCGTTTCCGGCGCCACGTGGCAGACGGCATCGCAGCTGCGAACGAATGTTCTGGGCTTGCAGACGCAGGTTCCAGCTATGGTCGGAACCTATCTGATCAAGGCGGTGAACTATGCGGGGCTCCAGTCTGTCAACTCGGCGCTGGTGGTCAGCACGGTCAATCCCCTCACTGCCTTCAATGCGGTTGAGGCCTTGCAGGAAGATCCGACCTACTCGGGCATCAAGACTGATGTCCTGGTCGCAGGCGGCGCGCTGAGGCTCGATACCGGAACCGACATATTCTCCCTCGTCGATTGGTTCTCGGTTCCTGACTTCTTTCTGTCGCTTGGCGGGTTCGTCAGCGAGGGCATCTATGAGTTCGCTGACATCGTCGATCTAGGTTCCGTCTATACGTCTCGCGTTTCGACAAACGTGAGTGCTTTCGGCGAGTTGGCCAGCCTCGACCTGTTCACTAGGACGGACTGGTATGGTGTTCCTGAGTACTTCGGCATTGCTTCCGATTCATTGTGGAATGTTCGTGTCGAGGTGTCCTCGACCAACGATAATCCATCCGGCTCGCCGGTGTGGAGCGATTGGGCCGAGCTAACGACAGCTGATGTGTCGGCGCGTGCCTATCGCTTCCGAGCGAAGCTCATTTCGATGCAAGCTGATGTGACGCCGGTTGTGGAAGAGCTGAGAGTTACGGTCGACATGCCAGATCGTGTCATCGCCGAAAACGATCTCCTGGTGTCGACAGCCGGACGGACGATCAACTTCGCGCCCGCCTACTACGTGTTGAGCGGCATTTCGATCGCCGCACAGAACATGCTCACCGGCGACTATTACGAAATCACGGCCAAGACCGCGGCGGGCTTCACCATCCGATTCAAGAATTCATCTGGAACGCCGGTCGCGCGGACCTTCGATTATGTGGCGAAAGGGTATGGATACGTCCAATGAGCCAAGCAACAACCTTTAGCGTCCCCACCACAGGCCCGGCAACCCCGAGCCTGATGGCGGCGCGTATGGACGACAGCCTTAAGGCGCTCCTCAGCAGCAATTCCGGGGCTTCTCGGCCAGCTTACGCTGTAGCCGGGACGTACTGGACCTCCACCGCCACGGCGGGCCAACTGAAGCTCTATCTCTATGACGGCGGCGTCGATCGCCTGCTTATGACCGTCGATACTGCGACCGGCGCCATCACCTTCAGTGGCCTCGGCACTGCCATCAATGCCGCGCCCGCCAAGACGGCGCCGACCGGCGCTGACAAGCTGGGTATCTGGGATAGTGTGGCGGGCGATACAAAGAGCCTCACGCTCACGGCTCTCAGCACCTGGCTCGCGCCGCTGCTTGGGCCTGATTTCGTCGAGGGCGGTATCGTCCTGCCGAATGGGTCGACGCCACTCACGCATCTTGACATCGCGGCCTTCAAGGTCAAGGCCCTCAGCAAGGTCGCGATCTCGGCCGGCACTTTGACCAAGAACATCAACGGCACGTGGGTGGCTGGCAATGGTGGCGGCTTAGATACCGGCACGAAAGCCGCGAACGCCACCTATTTCGTCTATGCGCTGCGCAAACAGTCAGACGGCAGCGGCGAGGTGGTGCTTTCGACGTCGGCAACGGTCGGAGGTGTCAGCACATCGCTGTTGACCGGCTATGATGTGCTGGCTCCGATCGGCGTTGCGCTGACGGACGGTAGTTCTAATATTCGCGAGTTCACGATGGAGGCGGACGGCGAATACACGTTCACCTCGCCAGCAAAGGACGCGGCGAACATCGCTATTTCCACAACATCGGCGCTGCTGGCGCTGACGGTCCCAAATGGAGTCAGGGTCAAGGCGAAGTTGCGCTTCGAATTCACGTCGTCGGCGACAACCAACGCAGCGCTTCTATCCGATCCAGCTCGGGGAGTGCTGGCTGCAGGCATCGGAAATGACGGACCCAGTGTTGGCTCGATCCAGGTTGCCAGCGGCTTCGCGGTGGGCGCCAGCGACATCTTCACCAACACCAGCAAGCAGATTCGCCACGTGGCTGGTGCCTCGGGCAATCTCTGGATCTGGACCGACGGCTTCTTCTTTCCCTGCAAAAGGACTGGATAAATGCCATATGTGACACGTAACGCCGATGGCGACATCTGCGGCCTCTTCGAGCAGAGTCAACCAGGTTTTGGCGAGGAACTGCTGGCGCCCGACGACGCGGCTGTTGTCGCTTTTCTGAACAAACCGCTGCCGGTCGCAGCGGTCTCGGCGCGGCAGTTCAAGCTCCAACTCCTGGCCGCCGGGCTGCTCGATAACGTGGATGCATGGGTTGCCCAGCAACCGCGTGACGTCCAGATCGCGTATGAGTATTCAGGCACCTTTGTGAAGGACAGCCCGATGATGGCGGCAGGTTTCGCTGCGATGGGCTTCGCGCCCCAGCAGATCGAGCAGTTCTTTGCGGAGGCGGCTTCCCTCTGACCGTCAGGGGATCAGATAGCCGGCGTGTATGCCGTAGCGAATGGCTATCAAAAAGGCGCCCCCGATGCCGACGGCCAGCAGAACCGCCTTACGCGTATCGTCCTTTAGCAATTCTAGCCTCCAAAAAAGCGAGGAAGTATGCCTTCCGCGGGGTTTTGCAGGTTTTAACGTTGGGTGAGGCTATGAGCAAGTGCATCCCCCGCTACGTCGCCTACCTGCCGGCAAATCTCGCGCTGGTAGGGCTTGCTTATCTCCTGTCGCCATTCCTGGCGGCCTGGTCAATGAAGCACGGCCCAGTTCTTCCTGGTCGGTGGCGATGGTTCTCGACGCTGAACGCTGATCTGGACGGCTACATCCCGCAGCGTGTCGCAGGGTTCGATCCGGCCGCCAAGGGCTTCAAACTCTGGTGGCAGCGGACTCGCTGGACATGGCGTAATCCGTGCAACGGCTGGCAATCCGAAGTGCTGGGCGTCGAGGACATAGAAAAGGCCTTCACGGTCAAGCGCGACGTTCCGCTGCTGTTCGGCTTCTGGCTCAAGGTCTGGATTGGATGGAATCCGGAGAAGCGCGGCGGCAACTATTTTCCATACATGCTGCAGATAAGCCCCAAGCGGGGCTGACCTACGGCGTGCCGCCCTCCTGAAAACATCGGTCGTCAGTACCGGGTAAGGACATACTTGCGTGGATGGCAGATGGTAACAACCTCCGTGTGAGGACGGTACGGCGGACGGTACTCTACCAATACCTGACCGCACTCGTGAAAGGTCTTCCTGACATACACCTTTTTAGGGTGGTAAACGACATGGCGCGTAGCCGCTGGCTGGCGATAACCCTCGATCATGTCAGCTGCAAAAACGGGCTGGCACAGGATAGCTGTGGCACTGACAGATAGAATAACGGCTAGTGCTCGAAACATATTTCCCTCCTTGATGGTGTTAAGGAAATATGGCGAAGGGCGAAGATGTCGAGTCTTGGCTACCCCACCTCCCTGACATCACTTAATGCGCGGCCGCGCTAAAAAGCCAAGCCGCTTCCCGGATCTCAATGAGGCCGGCGCCGCCACGCTGGCAGCCGCCGGCTTCAAGGCCGCGCTGAACCTCTAAATCACATCCCCCGGAGCCCCCCCCATGCTTCGCATGCTGATAACCAGCACGCGTGACGCTGTCGCGCGCGTGCTGATCCCTGATGCGGCCGCAGTCTACAAAAAAGCCTGGTCGCTCCGCCTCATCGAGCTGGCCGCGGTGGCTGACATCATCCTCAATGTCGTGCCGGTCATCGGCGACTACCTGCCGTGGTGGCTGACTCTTGCGCTGCTCGGCGGCGCGTACGTCGCGCGACTGCTCACCCAAAAGAAGGAGGCACCAGTTGCCGATCAATAAGATTGTCGCCACCAAGCGCGGCAAGTCGGCCATCGCCGCTGCTGTCCTTGCGGCGGTGCTCGCCGGTGGCGGCTCGTATTTCAAGGAGCCAGAGCGCCCGGCCGCCGTCATCCTCGCGACCGATACGCTCATCAAGCCGTGGGAAGGCCTCGTGCTCAAGTCGCACTGGGATCCTTTCGCCAAGATATACGACATCTGCCATGGCGAGACCCGTATCGACGGCAAGCCCGTTCCGCCTGGGCTCACAAAAACGACTGCCGAATGCGACGCCATCCTCGAGGTCCGCGTCAAGCGCGATTACTACGAGCCGCTGACGAAGCAGATCAAGGGCTTTACCCGGTTCCCGATCGGCGTTCAGGCCGCGATGATCTCCGGAGCCTATAACTTCGGCGTCTCCGGCATGGTCAATTCGACCGCGGCGCGGCTGGCAGTGCAGGGTCGCTATCGCGAGGCATGCGAAGCGCAGACGGCTTGGAACAAGGCCGGCGGCCGCGTTGTGCAGGGCCTAGTAACGCGGCGCGAGATGGGCGACGCCCAGCGCGCCGGCGAGGCTGAGATCTGCGTGTCGGGGCTGTCGCAATGATCGCGTTCCTATTGAGCAAGCCGGGTCGGTATCTCCTTGGCGCGCTGGCGGCACTGGCGCTCCTGCTGGCCGCCTACGGCTACATCGACCACCGCGGCTACGCCCGGGCCGAAGTGCACTACAAGGGCATCTTGGCGGCAGAACATGCAGCCGCCGTAACGGCACGCGACGCCGAGTCCGAGCGGCAGGCCGCCGCGAACAATGCCGCCAAGGCCCGCGAGGCTGCGCGCATCGCCGACATGCAAGCCGAAGCCGATAATCTCCATTCTAGAATTGAGGAACTGCAGCGTGAAGCTAGCCAAGATCCTGACGCTGGCCGCCCTGCTGTTGGCGCTACCGGCGTGCACCGCATTAACTCGGTCCGATAGGCTGGTTGTTCCGCCGACGCCGCCACGCTTGGCGCGGCCGGACACCGCATTGACGATAAAGTGCCTCGGACCCGTCGACCTCGGCGACAAGCCGCTGACCCAGGCGCAAGTCGAAAAGTTCTGGATCACCGACCGGGAACGACTGCTGACGTGCATTCGGCGTCATCTGGCACTGCGTGACTTCTATGCCGATCGTGACGCGGCGCTGGAGGGCGGCAAATGACCGGCCCCGAAATCATGGCCGTTGTCGGCTTCTTTATAATGCTCGCCGGCGCCGGCTGGCGCGTCTGGGCGCGAGTCGAGGCCAAGGTGAAGGTCGCTGAGGACAAGGCCGACAAGAACACGGCCGACCTGGCAGCCCACCGCCTCCATGTATCCGAAACGTATGTGACGAAGGCCGGCATGCAAGAGCAAACCAGCCAGATCCTGCGATCAATCGAGGGGGTCGGCAATCGCATCGACGGCCTCAACGACCGGCTAGACCGCCTCTACGAAAACCAGCCACGGCGCACCACGCGCGGCTGACGACCGGCCCTCCGGCCGACGAGCAATCCACAAATTTCAGGAAACTATCATGGCTGCAGAACTTCTCGCGGTGGGCTCCACCGCGGCCAATTCCTCTGACCTTGTCGTTGCATCAGGATCCACGGTGACCGTTGGCATCAAGGGCGCGACAACCTCGCAGGCTCGAGTGCGCATCACGCTCAAGGATGACGCCGGCGGCTACACTGACGTAGGCGAGCTGACTCCATTCCGACCGGCCTTCGCTATCACTGCGCCTGGCACCTATCGCTTTAGCCGCGTCGCCGGAGAAACGTGTGGTGCTTTCAGTGCTTAATGGTGTTTTTGCCCCGCTGCTCTCGCCGCTAGGCAGATACAGTATTGCCGGTCGCATTCCGGCTGGTGGTAGCGCACCACTGCCCGCCTTCGCCTTCCAGGCGGAGACCACAGCGCTTGACGCTTCGAGGACAGCCGCTGGCTTCCCCATGAGCCGTCGCCAGAAATACCACTTCGACAAGCTGGTGAAGATCGTCAAGGACACTGGGGCAAACATGTCCGACTGGCTGACACTCCATGTCGCCTCTACGGCCCCCAGCGAGCTTCAGTCCCGAGTCAACCAGATACGTCCAGGCACAAATGACCTCACCCTCACGGGGGCGGGGACACCCACCTGGACGGCCAACGATCGCTGGTCTGGTTGGTCGAGCACCACCAAGTACAACACCGGGATAGGCCTCCAGACCTTCGCCCAGGGCCAGTTCACCATGTTCTACTACTCGAGAACCACCACGGGTGGCTCTAGTGGTGACTTTGGCGCCCAGACAGCAAGCGGTGATGGCATTGGGTGCAATGTCAGGGACGTCAATGGAAAGATGAATGCCCGACTCCAGGCCACCAACTTCGTGGCCAGTGGCACCTTCTACCCAGGCCAGGGGATGCACTCCATCACCTCGGACTCCATCGACACCTTCGGGATATCCCGAGAAGCCCCATCGCCTACCTATGTGGCTCCCTCGACCAACCCCACGATACACCTCGGGGGCATCAACGGGGGTGCGGTGAGCATCCACGACTGTGGCCTCTTCGCCATCTTCAAAGTCAAGCTCACAGCCGCCCAAAGGATGCGCATTTCGGCTGCCCTCCTGGACTATTACGAAAAAGGCCGGTTCGGCTTTGTGGATGTCTACGAGGCTGGCTTCGCCCCTCAATACCTAAGCTATGACGCCGTGGTCTATGGTGGCTCGTGGACGGCAGTATGTGCAGCATACGCCGCCAAGCAGGCTGGCCTCAATGTCTGCCTCGTGACCGACCGCCTAGTCAAGACAGACTGGGGGATTGCTGGGATGCCGACCCAGGGCCTTGCCTACATGGACTGCTACGCCTTCACGGCCTGTAAAGGCCTCTGGCGAGACCTCACGTCCTGGGCCAACGGTGCCATCTACAACCGTGCCGACACCAATAACCAAGCGTGTAATTCCTTGGAAAGCAGGGTGTTCCTCCAAGGCGTCCGTCGCATGCTGGACCCCGCAAGGAGCGCTGGCACCCTGATCCTAGGGCAGGACATCCCGGTCTACTTCAGCACCGGCATTAAGGAAATCCGCTCGACGGGCCTTGTGGATAGTGTCCTGGTCACCAACGATGGCCGCGAGTTCACGGGACAGGTCTTCATCGGGGCGGACTATGATGGCGAGTACGTGTTCAAGTCTGGCCTCCCGTACATCATCGGGTCTGAGGCGCAGGGCACAGGCTCCGAAGCTGGCAATGGTTACCAGGGCAGTGGCCAGATACTCAAGCCCTACAGCACCTACGACATCGACCCCTACGTTGTGGCGGGTAACCCAGCGTCCGGCCTCTTGCCTGACATCCAGGGTACGCTCCCTCTGCCGGGGCTGACCATTGGCGGGGTGGACCCATCCCTGGAGTCCATGAACTACCGCCTTGCCATGACAACCGATTTGGCCCGCAAGGTAAACATCTCGGTCATAGACCCGGTGAGGAACGACAATCCTCTCAGGTTCGAGACATGCGCTAGGCTGTACGTCCAGAAGACGGACTGCACGGTCTCGAACCCGGCCAACACGCAGACCATCTTGCAGTTCACCGTAGGCCCCTCAGCTCCCTTCGTGGATGTCAACAATGGCTCGGGAGGCTTATCGACGGACCTTGGTGGTAGTGGCTACAACTATGCCCATGCGGCAGACGATGCAGCTCGCCAAGCAGTCGTGGATGACCTTCGGGACTACTCCCTCAACTGGTGGAGATGGCACAACAGCTCCGGGGATGCTCGCATTCCTTCGGCTCTGGTCACCCAGTTCAACAACCTCCAGCTTGACGCGGCCGCCTTCCTCGATGCAGGCCCGGGAGAACTCCTCTTCTGGCCCAGCCGCCCGTACCAGCGAGATCCCATCTGGCAGCTTAAGAATGCCGGGTACGTCTCCAGCGGTTCGGACTATGCGAAAACCGATGGTTTCGCTCCGAGGTCCCTCAAGACCGTCGCCGTGACATCCTACGACAGTGACCGCCACAGACCGTGGAAGGTCGTCTCAGGTGGGCTCCTGTATAACCAGGGAGGCGTTCCCGAGATCGTGGCCGGTACCGACAAGATGGCGCCGATCCCACTTGAGGCCATCGTCCCTGATGTCTCTGTCAAGACCAACGTGATCATCCCATGGGCTTCGTCGTCCACCAAGATCGCCTGGTTTATGGAGCGTCTGGAACTCACAGGTGGTCTTAAGGGTGAAGCAGCAGGGGTCATCGCCGCAGCAGCTATTGCTGCTGGGGTGCCGGTGCAGAACGTGGACTACGACAACGTGATCCGGCCAGCTCTCCTAGCCCGCGACGTAAACCACCCATATCTGCCGCAGGTAGCATGACCACTCAAGCGCCCTCTCCGTCCGAGGAGAGGGCGCTATTGCAATTCAATTCATGCTGTCGACCGCTGCTTGAGTTTTTCAATCTTAGGGTGATATATCGATTCAGTTGGGTCGCGGCGATTCGTTCAATGGATAGAGTAGCGTGGGAAGGTGACTTCCCTGATGTGTTCGTGAACTGCAAATGGAAGTCAACGGACGCCCAAAGCGCCTGCTTGAAGGACCACGCGCTTTATAGCGCCGCAAAGGGTCAGCGCGATATGGATGCCGCGCTCGATCTTTTGGATGATTTGATAGTTGAGGGCACTCTTAAGAACCTCAGGGCGTTAGAGCTGAAAGCTGGGGTGAAGTCTAAACTGATTGCCCCCGCGGCGCAGATTAATGAATCTAACAACGCTTTGGCTGTCGGATATGCAAATTGGCTTGGCCATCAACTGGATTGGGAAGTTGACGAGTCTGTTTACCAGATGAAAGACTTTTCGAGAGACAGGCTGGATGCATGGGTCAGAATAGCGCACCGGACTACGTTCTATGGGGAAATTGACAAGAAGACCCCATATGTCATAGTGGATGACGTAATCACTCTGGGCGGAACATTGGCCGACCTTAGGTCGTTCATTCTCGGTAAAGGTGGGCGTGTTATTGGAATGAGCACTATTGCCTCCAAGGAGGGAACTGATGTTCAGATCCGACTCAATGCCGATCAGGAAGCAAAGCTGGAGAAACAATATGGCAGCGATCTTGCAAAATTTTGCGACGAGCTTCTCAGCTTTCATTACCGGGGGTTCACAGGTCCCGAAGCAGCCCGAGTACTCGGTTGTTCGGGTTATGTCGACCTCAGAAAGAAAATCGTGCGAGGCCGTGACGAGGGCAATGCATCGCGAAGCAAGAAACAAATTGCGCGATAGGCCTAAGAAGTTCAACGTGTGATCAACAATGATCAAAAAGCGCCCTCTCCTTAACCGGGGAGGGCGCTTTTTCGTTTCGGTCTTCGGTATAGCTGCAGAAACGCAGACGGCCAGCCTTGGCGTGAACATGATCGTTTACTGCATTTCACAGCTTATGCCTTCGAGAGTGTCGGGCCGCACGGAGCGTCGCTTGGGAGCAGACCGGAAACTTGCCTCCGCACGACCCAACTCTGGGATCGGTGGATCGCTCGATTGAAGGCATCAGCGATCAACTGATCAACCCTATCGGCCCGCCACAGTTCCCGGTCTTTAAAGAAAAACCTCGTTTCGCCGGGCCGATCTTTGTGGCCGGAATAGTAGAGATGCCGCAGTTGTCAGGCGCATATCTCACTTGATTTATGAAAAAATCCTCGCGATGGCGAGGATGAGTACGGTGGGGGTTATCGTAGGCATGCGCATCTAGGCGCCGCACAACTATTTTGCACGACATTTTCTTTTTTGCAATAAGTAATACTTTTGCAAACGGAGGTTTTAAATATTCGAGTAAAACAAAAGTGATTGTACGGTTTGTGACTAAAGAAAAAACAAACTAGAAACCAAAAGAATATGTCCTATCATTTCAACTGGCCGCTCAGCGATTATTTGCTTACCCCAAGCAATGTGTCTCCTGTGCGCTGGGCGGCCGTCTGATCAACATCAATCACACCAGTCATTCCGCTGCCTCGGCCCTCCCGAAAGCCACCCGGCAGGAGCTTCATGCCGATCTCAGATAAACAGCCGCAGGAGCGCTTGCTCGTCCTTCACCCCATGCTGAAATGTCTGAATGATCCGGCTCGCCAATTCCTCGCGCTCTGCCTCTTTGGTTATACCTTTAGCAGAGACAACGAAGTCATAGACCCGCTGACAGCGAGCCAACTCGCTTTCATCTAAAACGCTTTGCGCAATGGCCTGGAATGGAAGCATGGTTCCCCCACAACGTATGACGAAAAAGCGCCAATGCTAAGGCGAGAGTGGACTTCTCGCAGGACAAGCGTATGTTGTTCTTTATCGTCAGCAACCGAAACGTAGGCGTTGGCGACTGAGGGTTCTAATGTGCCTCCGCCTGCAGTTGCGGTGTGCGCTTATGGAAAAGGAAGACCTCTTTAAGGCTGCGATTTCATCCTCTCGAGCTCGATTGGAGGAATCATACAAGCTGCTGAGATCGACCGGTAATGCCCAATATCTACCTGGAGTGCCAGTGAAAGGCAGTTCCTCCATGCCAGGTTCAGAGAAACCCGATTTCGAACCTCGCAAAAAACCAAAATCCCCGAGAAAATGAAACGCAGTCGGAGCGGTCCGCCTTTTTCAGATTAGTCATACATTGGCGGCATCTGTACAGATCCGCACCAATCATTCCGTTGCCTCGGGCTCCAGCGGCGGGCTAAGCCTTCCTTGAGCAGCTTCGTGCCGATCTCCTCCCCATTTGCTCGATAGATGTTGACGAGAGGCCGATGTGAAGGCGTCCGGTCGACCGCGCCGCTCGACACGATCCGCAAGCCTTTCTCAGCCAGCAGCTCTTTCAGCCTTCCCTTGGCGATTAGCGCCAGCTTCCGTTCCTTGATGCACTTGGCGTGTGACCCGATCTCTGGAGTGTCGATGCCCGATACGAACGGAACACCATCCCCTAACAGCCGCATGTTCTGCCCATCGCATTTGATTGTGTCGCCGTCGACGGCCGTCAGCGAGGCGCAGATGATCAATTCAGCGATCATCCTTGCTTCCTCGCATTCCGTTTAAACGCATCAGCCGGTGATAGTATTCCTCGACCTTTCGAATAGCCTCGCCGTTGAACTTCGAAGCCTTGGTGGGGCGTCAGCCTTTGACGCACATCTGGGCCAAGGACGCTCCATTTGCCACATGCCGTTTTTCGGGCCGCCGCTCTCCATTCGTATCCTCCCGATGATTATCTGTTCGTCGTAGCCCAGCCAGTCGAGATCCGTCGGCTCGTCGCTCTCGTCGAGCTTTGTGCCGCGCCATGTGTAGAGAGGTTGGTACTTAGTAGCCATGTCCCAGAACATCGTCTCCGCAGCCTAATTAATCAATCCGGGTGAATTGGCTTTTAAGCTATGAGGGGTTCCCAGAGCGGCCTCGGTGGACCGCACGACCACTGCGAACAGGGGTGCAGCAGTACAAGATACTGAAGCCGTGCGGCCCGTCCTCAGAACCCATAACCGCCTGAACAGGTTCCCGGATCATGAGTTCACCGCGAACAAAAAAAGCCCCGCTGGTTGGCGGGGCTAGGTTGTACAGACGGAAAGGCGGCTGCGCCATAGTTGCTGGGGAGCGAACGAAAGCGCATCCTCGCGCAAAACCCGCCGTCGCAACAGAAAGTTCCCGGCCCGCACCTAATGAATTTGGGCAAATTGCTTTTCCGAGCGCCGCTGCTGAAGTGTCAGCATGGCAAAGCCGACCCGCAAACCTTCCCTGCCGCTGCTGGGTGAAGCCGCCACGCAGCTCCGAAGCCGCCCGGGCCGGCGCCGAGATTCCGCCCAGCCGAACCTGCCCCTGGACCCGATGCCGGCGCGCATCGAGCCATGCTTGGCGCTGCTGAAGCCGCGGCCACCGAAAGGTCCGCAATGGACATACGAGGTGAAATGGGATGGCTATCGGCTGGCCGTTCACATTGAACCGTCCGGCGTTCGCATTCTGACCCGCGGCGGCCATGATTGGACCGAGCGATTCCCGGCCATCCTGGCGGAGGCGAGGCGACTTCCGGTCTCAACCGCCATCCTGGATGGGGAGGCTGTCGTGCTCGACTCTCAGGGCCGATCGGATTTTGGCATGCTTCAGCAGTCGCTCGGCGGCCGCGGCGGCAAGCGGACGTCCAGGGATTCAATCTTTATGGCGTTCGACCTTCTCTATTTCGACGGCCATGACCTTACCGGAACCGAACTCTCAGCGCGGCGGCACCTTCTCGAGGGGCTGGTGCCGGCCGGCAGCGAAGATGCCATCCGGCTTTCCGAGGAGGTCGATGCTGACGGCGAGCAGCTGCTGCGCGTTGCCTGTGAGCACGGGCTCGAAGGCATCATCGCGAAAGACCGCAACAGCCCGTATCGTAGTGGCCGCCTCGGCGATTGGGTCAAGATCAAATGCGTCCAGAGCGATGGCTTCGCGATCATCGGCTATGAGAAGTCGACGGCATCATTCGGCGGCATCGGCCGGCTGCTGCTCGCGGCGCGCCAAGGCAATGAACTGATCTACGTCGGGGGAGTGGGGACGGGGTTTAACGAGCGTTCCGCGAGCGAGCTCCGGGAGCAGATGGACACGTTGATCATCGCCAAGTCGGCCGTCGACACCGGGCGCAAGCGAAACGCCGTCTTTATCGAGCCGAAGCTTGTTGCCGAGATCGAATATCGGGCGTGGACGCATGACGGGAAGCTGCGGCATGCGTCATATAAGGGGCTGCGGGAGGCGGCAGATCAGGCTAGCGTTTATGAGGTTCCTTAACGCTTCGCGGAGATAGGCGATTTCTCGGGGATGGCGTGTAACCGCAAGGCTTGGCCGGCTGCGTAGTTTTGGGCGAACTCTTCGTTCAAGAACTCACGCTCTGTGCACTTATCGCCTTCGGCTATAGCCACAATCCATTTTCCATCGCGTTCGAAAACCCTTACTGAATTTGCGCTCATCGGCCAACCCTCTTTAGCCCTCGACGTGCACAAGGAATTCTACGAAATGCGCGCGCAAAGTCGAGTCGCCTATTCTGCTTGCGACCTGGGGCCGCAGTCCATTCTTAGAGTTAGACCGGCTTGAGGCCTCGACTCCTGTGCGAGTCTCTGTTGCCACACTGGCTTTGCGAGTTCAAGCCGAGCCGCGTGTAGAGCGGACTAGGCGATCCCAGGTCGCGTCGCTATCGTCATCTTCAGTAATCCCAATAATTTACTTTCGGCGGCGGCTCACCTTCTGGGTCAAATAGCGGATCTGGATCGGCGTACAGCTCTCGCTCCACCAAGGTAGCCTGTATTCGTTCTACAGTCGTTTGCTCCTCCAGCTCGGATAGGCGTGATCCCGCCCACTGGATCATCCGCTGGTAGTCCGGCGGAAGATGTGCATTCATCGGTACAGCATTGATGGTGGCTCGGAGAGAATCAACTTCTCGACGAGTCTGCGCGATCCAATCCAGATAGGCCAGGCGGTTCTTTTCCCGGTCAACCCGTTGCTCCGCAAGATGGCGCCTGTGTTGCAGTGCCTTCCGTTGACGCTCCTTCTCGGCGTAAATTCGGCGTCGCTCGGCTTCGGCAGATATGATCAGCCTGATCCCATCAAGAAAGGCTTCAAGCATATTTTCCACGCTTTGCGACTTGCCATCGCTCCACGACTTCCGAAGCCCGTCACCAGAACCGTTATCGCAGGTGAGCGTGAATTTTCCGGTATAGACGATGTCATACTCTGGCCATGGCTCGGTGCGCCCGAAAGACCAATCCCCTCTTTCCCGTTCTCGCTGCCGCTTGGCGAGAATCTTGCCGTGCTCGGCGCTCTCTTCGGCCGTCGGGATGTGCTTGAATCGTCGTCTTTCCTCAAGGAGCGCGATGCTTCCTGACCCGATATCTGCCTTGTAAATCAACTGTCCTCTTTCGTCAGTCGATAGCTCTGATCCTCGCTCTTCACAGGTCTTTGCCAAGTTGTGAAGAATGAGGATTGCTCTGTCACGGCTTCGCTCATGGACGATAATACCGGGTGCTTTCACCACGCCATCCTCATCAGGCTTTGCTTTGCGTAGCTGCTTAGCCGCAGCCGAGATCCATTTGTGCGGGTGTTCGCCCGGCTCTTCTAAGGCTAAGCGGGCGGCACCCAATGGGGCAGACATTCGACGTTCTGCCTTTGCAGCGATCAGTGCGGATTTCGACGCGGCCACCGCCACCATGACGCTTTCGCTGAGGAAACCCATCTTAGTAGCGCCAATGTGAACTGTGTGAAGGTCCTTGTTCTCGACTGCTCTGAGAGGCGTACGCTTGACACTTTGTCCCGCTTCGATCCTCGCCCAGTGTCCGCGAGGCGGAACGGGTACGAGATGCCTAGCGCATGTCTTTGCCAGTCCTTTGTCAGATAGGCCGAACTCCGCGGCTAGCTTTTGTATCGGCGTTGCCCAGACCAATTCGTGAAGTTCTTCCCTCGTGTAGGTTCTTTTTATTTTGGCATCGTTCATCTCACTTACTCACCTGTCTATCCCAGCCACCTGCACCCTTGCCGTGCTTGGCCCTCTCCTTTATCCAGCGATCCACTTTGGCGATTTGCTCGCGGCCCTTGTCGGTGATGACGATCAAAGGATTGCCTTCCGCGTCGCGAGCACGTTCCTCAACGAATCCTTGCTTGAGAAATGACTCAACCGTGCGCGGTCCAGCGCGGTTGATTTGTTTGCATGATCGCGGTCCCTTCTGGCTGCTAAGGAATCGCAGGACTGCCATCTCGCGGCCGTCAACGGAAACAGAGGGGCGGAACATCCATGAGTTTTCTTTCATCCAGTCGCCCACAGGCGCAACCTTAACTGTCGCGGGCTTTGGGGACGTCGCCGGTTCGCGGATGGCTTCCCATAACGCCAACAGATCTTGCTCAGAGAAAAGATAATCTCGTCCGACGCGGGAGCAACATCCGTATTTCCTCGCGATTTTGATAACACCGCGGTTCGTCAGCCTGAGACGTTCGGCGGCTTCGTCGGCGGTATAAACTTTGTCTAGGTGATCCATGAAGCCCCACTAGAAGAAAAGCACAAATCTGCCCGCCGGCACGAATGCCGGATAGCTTTTCATGTGTCTCCTCAATGTGGTGGCGTGCGGATTGGTTGGCCGCGTGTAGACGGCTAGGCGAGTCGGGTGAGGGTCGTCAAGAGTTTGCCCCGGGGAAAGCTAGATGGAGTCGTTGGGCGCGATTTCTAAATCTTCGCCAGCCCTCGGATGAAAGCAGTCAATAAAAGGATACCAGCGCCGAAACCGGTCATCGCCGTAAAGGCCAGTGATGCTATCCACACCGGAATGATCACCCTGGAGATGAACACATTTGCCTTTCCAGCTATCTCCGATCGCAGCTGATCTCTCTGTTCTGGAGACATGTCTTGGATAACCAGCTTTCTGACCGCCAGCATATTCTGAGACAAGATGATCATCTTAAAAATCTCGAATGCAACGAAGCTCATCATGCTGATCGCGATCAGCATGCCGGTCCAATATGTCATGTCCGCCGACAGGCGATCCTTCACATTCGACCAAACAGCAAACATTCCTGCGTACGAGCCGAAAACCACTACCGTCACATAGCTGTTGGCGTGGGCGAAACCGCTCGCTTGCATGTCCGCCAAATGGCGCCGAATACTTTCGTCCCTGCGCTTCCTTTCTGCACCGACAGAAGCGGAATCGTTCACCTCATCATTGGCCATCTCAGCCACCAGCGCCGGCTGGCACATCAGTCGTCAGCTGCTGCGTGAGCCTCACACCTGGGCCGCCTGACCCGGAATAATCGCCATCGATGAACGTGACGCCGGCCGCCTCGAGTGCCCGCACGACGGCCGCCACGTTGTTCGTCATGCCCGGCACCGCTCCAGATGCACCCTCCATGCGTTTGAGCGTTGGAACAGATACATTTGCAGCCTTGGCGACATCCGCCTGGCTCATTTCCGCGAGTGTCCTAGCAGCGGCTAACTGCCTCCCGGTTATTGATGGGTGATCCATAGGTATCAAATTTATCCAAAGGTGTTGACATTGGGTTCGCCGTGATCTAAAAGTATCACATCGAACCATACGAAGCAATGAGGAGCCCACCCAATGACCATCCATGCACCGATAAGTCACGCCGACAGAAGCTTGTTGCCGAGGGCGCTGCTTGGCAGACGACCTTTTCATCCCACCCCGTTCAGCTTCGCTGAAGGCGATACCGTGGTTTTCGGAAACCACACCACTGTCGTAATGGCACGCTCTCGCTCGGCGATGGGGAGAGAAATCTACGACATCCAACTTATCACCGGTGACATCGCTGGCCGCCCGTTTCGTACGGTCGAAGGAAGCCGTCTCACCGCATCCAGGAACCCCAATGAAGACCGGCGTGAAGCGAGCCTTGGTTGCTGAGCTCTTCCAAAAGCAGGAGGGTCGCTGCTGCTACTGCGATCGGCCGATGATTATCATGCCTCGCGGCACCGGCCGGATCCCCCCGAACGCAGCGACACTCGAGCATCTTGTCACTCATCGCCGTAAAGGCTGGACGAAGCGCGACAACATGGCCGCGGCCTGCCGCGAATGCAATGACATGCGTGGTTCTGCGATGGACTGGCTCACGTTTAAAACTTACCGTCGAGGGGAGTTCTGGGAGTTCATTGCCGGATGCAAACTTTAGTTCGGCCGTTGCCCCGGCCGACAGCGGGGGTCATGTCATGCCGCATTTGCGTGACCTCCGCTCACCAACATCGATGCCACCACAGTCGCCGTCGGCCTCACCAGCCGGCGGCTCTTCCATAATTTGTAAATCAGTCACAGAGTGGGTCACTCACTTGACCGGGGTGGCCTGTTTAACTCTGCTGATGCACTACGACACGGAGGACCGATGACGACCGCTGCCAATGATAACCGACTGCCTTTCGGCATGACGCCTCGCGGTCTGTCTCGCGTGGCAGCAGCAGCCTACGTGGGCGTTGGTGCGACCTTGTTTGATCAGATGGTGGGGCAGGGAGCCATGCCCTGTCCGCGGAAGGCAGGCGGCAGGATCCTGTGGGACCGGTGCGAGCTTGACGACGCGTTTGAGGCATTGCCGCGGGACGACACACGGCTTCCTTCGGTTCAGACCGCCAATCCATGGGACGACACCGACGCGGCATGAAGCTAAACCTCAAAGGCATCGTCGAAGACACCGATCGTCATGGGAACGTGCGCCTTTATTATCGGGTGAAGGGCAAGCCGAAGGTCAGGCTCCGCGAGAAGCCTGGCACGGCTGCTTTCCTTCGGGAGTATGAGTGCGCTGAGAAGGGCATACCCTACGGCGAAGCACCTGTGACGGCGGCATCGAACAAGCCTGTCGTTGCACGATCCTTCCGATGGCTCTGCCAGCAGTATTTCAAACGCGCGGCCAGCACCGTTACGGTTGACACCATGAGCCGCCGTCGGCGGATCCTCGAGGACATTTGCCTCAAGCATGGCGATAAGCCCTTCGAGCTTCTTGAGCGCAAGCACGTGACCGCGATTCGCGACACGCGCATCGACAGCCCCGGCGCTGCGAACAACATCGTGAAAGCCATTAGTGCGCTCTTTGCTTGGGCCATAGAGGTCGGCGAGGCAAGGACAAATCCCTGCAACGGGATCAAGCGCCTCAAATCAGGTGACGGCTTTCACACGTGGACCCTTGAGGAAATTGAGAAGTACGAAGCCAAGCATGCTCCTGGCTCGACTGCGCGCCGGGCGCTTGCGGTCTTCATGTTCACCGGCCTCAGGCTATCGGACGCTGCCATTCTCGGTCGGCAGCACATCAACGATGGATGGATTCGCATTCGGCCGGGCAAAACGCGCAAGTCGAGCGGGGTTGAGGTCAATGTGCCGATCCTACCGGAGTTGTCCGAGGAATTAGATCGGGTGCCGGCGGGCCAGCTGACGTTTCTCGTTACAGAATACGGCAAGCCATTTTCGATCAAAGGGCTTGGCAACAAGATGCGCGACTGGTGCGATGAGGCGGGGCTGCCACATTGCTCAGCCCACGGGGTGCGGAAGGCCGGAGCTTCCATCGCTGCCGAAAACGGTGCAACGAGCGATCAACTCAAGGCCATCTTCGGCTGGACCACGAGTCAGCAGGCTGACCTTTACACGCGCGCCGCACGTCGGAAGAAGCTTGCCGGAGCCGGAGCAAAGCTTCTTCTACCCGATCGAAACGAGAACAAAAATGTCCCACTTGGCGAGGCCAATCTTGAAAAGTGGGACTTGGAAGCGAAAGATGAGCAAGAAAAACAGGAGCTTAACAAAAGTGATGGTGGGCCCGGAGGGACTCGAACCCCCAACCAAGCGGTTATGAGCCGCCGGCTCTAA